CCAGGATTGGTAGGTAGATTAAGCGTACCTAATGGCCTAAGCTGGCTTACAGTGACCGTACCAGCTGCAGGAGATGTAACCTTTATGAGCCAGTTTGGCGCAATCTCTACCTCTTCATCTGTGACTGCATTGAAGCTAAAGGTATATGACGCCGCTAGAGTATCGAAGAGGACTTCAGCGAACTGTGGATTGCTAATCTCATTAGTGACTGTACCTGGCGTTACATCTCCACTTCCTCCACCTGGGATGTAAGGCTGGGCTTGCCTGACGAATTGAGCCACACCTCCTGAGCTCTCCACAGTGATGTAGTAGAGGTCAACAGTTAGTGCCGCGGTATAGGGGAAGAAGTATGGTATGACCGGGTTCTCTAGGGCGTCCTGGAAGGTTCCTATGGCGCTTAAGATCATAGGATTGGGCAGCTGTACAAAGGTGTAATTCGGTGAAGTGCCAGTTATCTGGTAGACAGGCTTCATCTGCAGGCGCTGGGAGTCACGATAGAAGGTGACTACGCCTCCGGTGAGAGGTGCGCCCGAATCTTTATCTAACAGTACATCTTCTATACTGAAAGCGGGAATATAGTGCGGATCAGGTGGTATGGCCATAGCAAATCCTTTTGCCGGGGTTAAGTTACTAGTACAGCATTATATCAAATCTTACTCACCACATTTGGCTGCTAGCCACAAGCATGTGATCGAGAATAGTATTGCCCAAATCATATTTACCTCCAATTGAAAGCTACATTATAGTGTAGTTAGCTCTAATTGCAAGCACTATGTGAATTACTTTCCAAGGTACTTATAAGTAGCGCCTCCAGCAGAGCCTAGCCCTAGGCCTCCCAACACAATACCTGCTACCTTCTTGACAGTCTTATGCTTAAGAGCTTTCGCTAGCATCTTCTCTACCTCAGGATGTCTAGCCATGAACCTATTCATCTCCGTACTCTCTTCAGTGAGAAGCGTCATAGGATTCTTGGGCACTACCTGGCTTTCACCGAATACCTTGGATAGAGCAGGATTCGAGAAGTAAGTCTGCTTAATATCGCGGTATTCATTCCTAGCCTGCTTTAGAGCCTTAGCTAAGTCTTCATGACCAGTATCCTTCAAGTGACTGGCTATACCCTGATTGATATCTTGTCGCGTCTCATCCATGAGCTCACCAATGTCATTCTCTGACTTCAGGTCTGATGCCAATGCCTTCTCAGCCTTGACCCTTAAATCAGATTGAAGCTTCCTGAGAGCCACATAGTCTCCAGTCTTGGCCTTTGCAATGAGCAGCTTATTGGCCTTACTGGGAGTTAGAAGCCCCTCAGCAGAATCGATTACCCCAGGATCTAATGTGACCTTGCCAATACCTCTCTTGCCGACTTCACTTTCAATCCTATCGAAGACCTGGCCTGTGCGAGAATCTGCAGCATTCACTTTAGCCTGAGTATCCCGGATAGCCTGTTTCAAGTCTGGAGCCTTGAGCACTTTCTTGCCAAGCTTGAATAGCCCACGTCCGCCCTCTACTATTCCACCTAAGTCAATCAGACCACGAGTAAGTTCATCTCCCCTCGCAGGATTAGCTTCTAATCCTAATTTCTTCTCTATTCCGGTGTCCTCAGGGATAGAGGGGATGAGATCAGCATAATCCTTAGGTGCCTCTGGAAGCTTAACCTTGTCACCTATCTTATCTCTGACCATCGAGTAGATGTCTAAAGGCTTAGCACCTGATGTCAAGTGCTTCTTAATTAGATACTTAGCGAAGTCATGAGGAGAGTTAGCAGCTGCCTTCTGTAGCTCAGCAATCTCCGCAATACCTTGACCATATTGATGGGCTACTCCGCTAAGCCCATTCTTGCTAATATCTTGCTTGATGAGGTCATAATTCTCAGGGGCTCGGTCGAAGAAGTCGGCTCCTTTATCTAGAGCAGTCCCAAGCATATCCTGGAGATCATGGTAAGCACCGAATACTCCAGTCTCTTCAGGTGGCTCGAGCTCTTCCTGGTCACTTACATCTGGCACAGCTGGAAGCTGAGACTCATTGCCCCCTTGGCCTTCATTAGGGAACTGCTTCTGGATTACTGCCTCAATCTGATCATCGGGCATATCATCAGGGAAGACCCCTATCTGGCCATTAGGCAGTGTGACCTCATGAGACATTTTCTAGCCTCCCGGTAGCAGGATTATAGACGCTCTTGCGAGAAGATTGATTGCCACCAGCAGCAGGCGCACTACCCCCAGGATTGATAGCCCTAAACTCATGGGAAGGAATATTGGTCTTGCCTACGTCAGAGACCTTATCCAGATAGCCCTTAAAGATATTACCAGCTGGGATTGAGTACTTAGGAGGTAATCCAAACTCTCCAGCACGCTTCAGCTTCTTGCCAATCTCTGAAGACTCTAGCGAGTTCTTAAGCTCTTCAAGCTGAACGTTAGTGGCATGACCACCTATACGCGCGTTCTCTGTAGTGCTGGCAATAGATAAGAGCTTATTGGCGGCTCCTAGGTTATCAATCCTAGCCTTGGCTGCGGCATCTTTCTTGTAATTATGTATGTCGCTAATATAGCGCTCATAGCCACCACGACCAGAGTACTGACCGAAGGACTCATTAAGGAAGGGATATACGACATCGAATCCTGCCTTGGCCTTAATCTGCGCGATGTCCTTATCTGACCTTGGCACGTTATACCCTATAGGCTGACCTTGCTCATTAGTAACCGTCTGCCATCCTACCTTATTCTTGCCTGCGGCTGGGATGTAACCTGTGCCACCTTCTGGGAGCTCGACCTTAATGCCTTCCCCAGGTGCAGCTGCAGCCCCAACTCCCGTAGGATTGCCTAGGTGTACGATATAATCATTGACGGCCTTCAAGTCCTTCTCATAGGTAGGAGACTTAGGATCAAGCCTATCCCTTAGTTGGAAGGCCGCAGCCAGAGAACCCTTAATCCCTGCAGCACCTTTACCAGCACCGCCAGACCTTAACCCCTTAAGCTTCTCCTGCTTCAGAGCATCCGCCAAAGCATACTCCTTAGGCTTATGCGCTAACGCCAGCTTCTGAAGACTATTAGCAAGCTCCTTCTGCTCAGCATTGCGCTTCATAACCCTCGGCTCTTCAGCTATCTTGTAGCCCTTAAGGACATTCTCGAAGACATTAGCCCATGGAGATTCCTGGATAGGCATAGGTTCCGCTTGCTTAGCATTAGTGAAGTCTGTGAAATTTATACCCATATCATCCTCACCCAAAGATTCCTGAAGCTATCTTGCCACCAGCAGCAGCTCCTGGAAGTCCTCCACCGAATATAGCTCCAGCTCCCACTCCTAGCGCCTTAGCAAGGGCTTTGAAGAGAGCATTCTTGTCCGAGCTCTTCTGGGTCTGCTGCTGATTATACTGGTTCTGCTGGTTGACTGCATTATTGAAGGCAAGCCCGCCTTCCTGATTGAGGTTGCCTGCTAGAAGGTCATTTAAGGCCTTAGCCGCATCATACCCTGTATTAGCCACACCCTGCTCTCCTTCGAGCCCTATCCCATGGACTTTAAGAGCATTGAGAAGATATTGCTGCATGTCCTTGGATAGGAGCCCTTGTACGGCTTCCCCTCGCTTCAAGAAATCGGCAGGGGTTCCAGCAATACCACCAGCATTGGCAGCATTGCTAAGCTCCTTCTCAAGCTTATCCTTCTCGAAGCCGTAGCCCTCAGAAGTCTTGAAGTTCTTCATGAGAAGATCGATAAAGCCCGTAGGGTCATTGGTCATCGCGTCATATTGGGTGCGAGCCGTATCCTGGGCTGTCTTCCCTGAAGCGATGTAAGGGTCATAGGTGTTATGGCCAACGCCTGGAATTTGGCTTAAGTAGGGGTTAGCAGCGCCCATTGCATTAAAGTTCTGGCCACCTGAGCCGGAGTTCGACTTCTTGCCGAATAGGAAATCTAGTATGCCCATAGTCTCATCCTTAAGGGTAGGGTGTCTTAGTAAGCTTATATAGCGCACTTGTGCCTGAACTCGTGCCATCATCAAGCTTTACTACAATCTCATTGTACGTCGGATTAATGGCAGGATCGGCCACATACCATATCGTGCCATTAGGAAGCTGCTGGTCAGTAGGCAATGCCTGAATTGCTGTAAGCTCTGCCTGGGTCACGGTCGGTAGCGTCCAGCCATTGTCCGATAGCCCATTCCTAAGCACGTTGTTCAATTCATCATTATACGCCCGCATCTGCGAAGTCAGGTAGCCTTCTGAGTCCGTGAACTTGGCGTCTTGGAAAGTTGGTATTATCATTTAATGATATCCTTATCATCGATATACCATTATAAGGCTAATAGTATTATAATCACATAGCAAGCCTAGGGGTGCACTCCCGAAGAATCAGCATCTTACTGACCTGACTTGCTTCCCTTGAATTCACTAAAGAGGTGGATATGAAACTTACTCAGCTTCAATGCCTTAACTGCGATAAATCCTACACTAGATATCTATCGGAAATTAATAATAGGAGCTCATTCTGCTCTCTTGCGTGCGGGAAGCAGTATAGAAATCTAACCATTATATGCCAGAGATGTGGCATTGAATTCCAGGTTTATCGCTCTGAATTACGTAAGAGCAAGCGAAGATTCTGCTCAAAGGCTTGCGCTACAATTGATGAAATCTTCGCTTCATGTGCAGCATGCAATAAGACATTCAAGATTTATCCATCTTACATTGCAATCGGAAGAGGCAAGTTTTGCTCTCAATCTTGCGCTGGAAAGCATAATCGTAACTTTGAATCCTCATATGATTCTCCCCAAGAGAGATTCTTCAAGTCCATTTCTCTAGAATCTCATCCTAATGATTGCTGGATATGGACAGGATTGAAGAACTGGGGAGGATATGGTCGCATGAGAATTAATAGCCGAGATAAGGTTGCGCATCGATATTCTTGGGAATTGCATTTCGGAGAGATTCCATCTGTTTTGCTGATATGCCATAGATGTGACAATCGTGACTGCGTAAATCCAGATCATCTCTTTAAAGGCACACATAAAGACAATTGTCAGGATATGATTTCTAAAGGACGAGCGGCATTCCAGAAATTCGTAAGTCATTGATAAACCTCAAGAAAACCGTCATTAACCGTAAATCTCCCGAGCCCATGAAAGCGCATCTGCACAGTAAACTGGTTCGCCTGCCCCAAAGAGTTGAATATCGGCTGGTTCTTATAATGCCCTGTGGCATGCATATAATATGGGACTGCATTGCCATAGGTCTCCCCGCCATTCTTAGAGAGCGTGACATCAATCCTAGGTCTATAGACCTGGCAGCTACCTTCCTCTGAAAGTATTGGGATGTCATCCTCGGTGTAAATAATCCCACCACTGACCTCGCCAATTAGGAAGCCATCGCACTCAAAGTCGAAGAAGACGCCCTGCTCCACACCATTCTCGATAGTGAAGCTGAAGCGATTTACGATGAACCTTTCAGACCCTGGCATCCGGTAAGTGTCGCACTTCCTGATACGCGGTATCTCATAGGTATTCCCAAAGCTCGGAGTCATCGTCGTGATCTCAGTGCTGAAGTGCATGATGCTCGGCTGCTTAATCGATAGGAAGTAGATCTCATTATTGAAGAAGACTACCTCCCGGGCTGGGAAGTAGCTGAAGTCCCAGTCAGTCAGGTCGTAGAACTTATCCATAGTGAAGTCATATGTCAGGGTAATATTATCTGAAGGGTCGAAGAATGTGAGGATATAGAACACGTGACCATCTTGGCGGTAGAACATGGCCGTAGACTGATCAGGGCGATTGATCCTACTCAAGAGATTATCAATGCCATCAGTGGATATCCTCTTAGACTGTCCTCCAGACATCACCATGATGGCAGGCTCGGACTTCTCATTGATGCCAAGCCATGCGACAAAGTCCTCAGATGCGGCAATGGTAGATACTGAAGCCACACCATAGTCAATATTGACTGAGGATTGCCTCTGGTATGCCTGAATTCCTGCCACCGATGTCCATATCTCGCCAACTGTGGTACCCAGGACCAGCACATTATTGCCGAAGCTTGGAATCCTTACCACAGCCTTTGCGAAGTCAGGCTTGGTCTGCAATACGAGGGTCTGAACCCATGATAGCTTTAACGGATCGGTAGCTGGAGCTGTATATCCAGACTTATATATGTACCACCGGGAGCCAGAGTTGTCGGTAACTGCATTGCCGAAGAGGAAATTATTATTATGATAGGTCACATAGTTGGGAGTGATATCTGCTGAAGGTGCCCCTGTGCCAGCATTGTCCCAGTCTATCGGACCAATAGCAGGTACTGCTGTAGTCGTGTAATTATAGATATAGCCATGGGAGATTCCATCCACTATAGCAATTTGCGAGAAGAGGTTCTCATCCATGAAGACTTCCCCTGAGGAGCTTCCTAGGGTGAAGAGCAATGTCACGAAGCCTAAGTTAGGCTCAATTCTGAAGACCTGAGAGCCGACTACTGCCAAGAGGAAGTTGCCACGGACTGAGTGGAAGAGTCCTCGGCCTTCGACTACGCCATCCTCAAGATGTACGGCTTCCGTGTAGCCTGCGAAGTTTAGGAGCCAGTTGTCGGAGATGAACATATTCCATGTGCGCTCGTCCGAGATGATGGGGTGTTTGCCGAATATCGAGCTGCCAACCACCTTGACTGGAACCTGAGTACCTCCAGCGGTCATCATCACCATCAGGTAACCCACCCATGGCCGAGATTCACCGAAGCATAATTGATGCCGCCTCGCTGCTGCAGGCTAGAAAGCTTAATCATGTTCAAGTCCAATGGTCCTGACTTCTTAGAAATCTGGTCAGTGTAATTAGCCAGAGCCTTAGCAACTCCAGGAGGTGTGCTATAGCGATATTCAGCGCACAGCCTTTCAGCCAGCTCATAGCGCAGGAAGTTAATGTAGAAGCGATCTAGCGTCAGACTCAGATCCTGATTGATGGTCACTGAATTTAGCCTGAATTGCCCCCAGATAGTAAGCGGGAAGTTCAGGTTCGGCTTAAAGTAGATGTAGAGATTCGCACCATTGAAGCAGCGCTCCATATGCCAGCTACCTGGCAAGGATTGGATATTGTCGGCCCTCGAGGTACCGAAGTACTCACGTCGTCCACGGTTCTCAGTCTGGTATCTCACAGAGTCAATGTAGAAGACGAAGGTATCTATCGTAATGAGATCAGGTATAAAGTACTTCTCCTGGCCAATCACGGCCGCAAAGTCATACTCCTGATAATAGGGGATAAGCCCATTCTCGACAGTCTTATCCGCTATAAGATCATTTAGGAATATCAGTCCATCATTGGCCTGCTGGCCTGACACGGTCTCGAACTCTCTAGAGACTATGCCAGACTCATAGTAGGCAAAGTTGATGAGCTGTAAGGTCGTGTAGGCCATGGCCGCTCCTTATGTCAACTGAGGTTCAAGCTGATCCATGTACGCCGCTACACTGATTGCTGTGGCAGAGCCTGTGACCAGATAGTCAACTGCATCGGTATAAGGCGTATCAATGGGACACTCCATCATCACAGTGGTCGCAACTGCAGCCACATCACCAGACGCCCTAGAATAGCCGTTAGTGGCACTTGATAGGCCTGGACGAAGCTCCACAGTATTATTGGCAGCTGTTGGGGTGAAGACCACTAAGAACTTAGCGTCAGAATTAACGCCCATAGCCGGAATCCCAGCACTACAATCCACGGTAGCGAAGGTAGCGGAAGCGCCTGCTGTAATGCTGGTAGCGATTGCCACATCCCACCACATCCAGCGATCAGTACTCAAGCCTTCTTGCCTAAAGGCCAGTACATGGGTCGAGCCATCGGTCTTGATGAAGCCAATTCGCCTAAACATGTCATAGCCAGCAGGCAGCACAGGTGCAGTCAAGCTTGTGGAGATTATTGCAGAACCTGCGTTATTGCCGAAGCTATCGCCGATTGCATGGACGGCATAGAAGGTTGAAGCTGCGATAGTCCCATTGTCGAGACCACCAGCGCCTGTGGTCGTGATGTCCACAGTCACAGCGCCACCTCCTGCATCTACAGGTAGCTCACCAGTTTGGGTCGCAGCTACATTGAGAGGGAGACCGATATTGATGTCATTAACGTTAGTGGAGTTGCGGCAGAAGCCTTGGCTTACAGTGAAGGTCGTGGTATTGACCGCAGCCAGCCTCATGCCATTGACGTACATTAGGCCGCCATTTACTACGGGTGTAGAGATAGTCATCTTTATGTCCTTATAGTGGTGGGAAGCCTCATGCTCCCCGTTAATCCTTACTTCTCGTTCTTGTGGTGCTCTGCGTGGTGCCTCTTACATAGCCATCGAACCTGCAAAGGCTTGGTATAATCATCGTGATGGGCTTCGACATCAATCCTGGTCTTACAGACCTCACATGGTTGCCTCTCAAGGTCACCACGTTTAATTGCTCTACCAGTAATGCCCCTAACATAGACTTTTACCATCTCATCAGGATCATTCCTTCGTCGCTCATTACTTCGCTCATACATCCGCTTCTTGACATCAGGATGAGAGTCTAAATAATTGCGCCTCCATTCTGATGCGCAATCTACACAGTAGCAATTACTGTAAGATGCGAATGGCTTGCCGCACTGACACTTGCCAGTCCTATTCTTTAGACTGCGTCCAGTGCTGACTCTCCATTCCCTATCCATCTGCCTATGACAGCTATTACAATATCCGACTTTAGGGTTCTCTTTAATCTTGTCGCACCGACAGCAAGTGTCTTTGCGACCAGAGCCCCATGGTTTAAGTCCTTCTGCTTCACGCATCCATGCAGTATCGCGCTTCCTTCTCTCTGAGCAGCATTGCCTGCAGTAACCGCTAGACAAATGCTGCTCATCCTTAATTGCACCACATCTACTACACTTATTGCTTCGACCTGACCCATGAGGAGGCTTCCCTTCATCGATACGTCTTAACTGTCTACGCAACTTATTAGCAACGCTTCTGCAAGCTTTACATAGACTGTCATTCATGTAGTTCTCTTCCTTCAGACCACCACAATCATTACAAGTCTTCTTGCGCTTATCACCACACTTTACAACCATTCAGATTCTCCTATACATTAAATCTTGAAGTATATAGGAGAACCCTGTAAGATTCTAATTATATCTTACAGCGGGAATATAATTGACATACTGTATTCTGGTACGAGCTTCTTCCCCCATATGGCATCATGTATCATGCCACGTTGGTTTTGGCCGAACAGGGATCCATAGTACATCCTTAAGCTTACCCCAGTATCCGGGTCAGCCTCATTACCAGTAGGGAAAGGAACTTCCTCAGGCAGCATAGGCATACCCAAGAAGAGCGGATTACCAGCGGTAATCACACCAGCCCTATGGCTCGGCAATCCAGTAACTGTCATCCCAGCAACGATCGGGAAGTTAAGGTTACGAGTATTGCCAGCAGTAGCTTGCAGAGGAGGGTAGACATCGATAGTGACCGCACCAGCAGAAGAAGATGCATTAGCTGTAGCCCTGAACTGGACTGGGTTAGAGGATACCTTGTGGCCGATAAAGGTTAGGTACCTGAGGTTAGGATGGCCTGACACGCCGTCATTGAATTGGAACTTGTCGAACTCTTTGACTGCATCAGCATCGGTACCAGCACCAGAGAAGGTGATAGAAGTCACAGCGCCATTGGAATCTACAGTTACAGAGACTACGGTTAGCACTGTGCCATCTTCACCCAGGGTACCTGCAGTGTGTACTGGTAGTAAGTTAGATACATAGAAGGCTGCTCGGTCGAAGTCACCTACATCCCAGCTCATTGCAGCTTCTTCATTACGGCGTGGCACGAACTGATTGAGCCCGGTATTGACGATAGCTGATTGAGCGATATCGGACAGATAGAACTTAGTATTGTCTTTGGCCGCGCCATAGTTGCGATACATAGCTAAGGCTGCAGCCAGCTGTCCATAAGAATTGATGGGAGTGACGCCATCGCCATAGAACCTGTATGGGGCTTCTACGCAAACGGTAGCGACATCAGCTTCAATCTCGGCACTCATTTCCATGACAGCAGACTTACCGAACTTCTCCATGTAATCTTCCACATTGAAGATGAATTGCTGAGCGGTAAAGGCGTAGGATACATTGATAGCCTTATCGACGGTCAAGTTCTCTACACGCTGGTCAGCAGACTGGAAAGTAGCTACAAGGGAAGCAGCGGTTGTGAACCTAGGTGGTAAATCAAAGGTCACAGTGTCGCCTAAATTAGCAGTGAGTTTCTCGAAATTTTTGAACCTCGTATTGGCTGTAGCCACGAAGCAGTTAAGATTTTGCAGGTAAGCCAGATTCGACATCTGGTAAGTCTGCACCTGCTGCAGAATATTGTTTGGGACTGCCATGTCCTTCTCCGATTGATTGTCCTTAATCAGAGACAGACGCTAGCAGTCTGGTAGGGCTATACCCTTAAGAAGTTTGACTTCTTAAAGTCCCGTACATTCTTCGTGCCATTGTCTGTCCCTACGGGTGAAGGCTTGAGACGGCTGAGAGGATCTTGAGGTTCTTGCAAGTTGGCTTTGGCGTCTACATTCCGCTTGATTGACTCGGAAAGCTTTGCTAGCTCGGCTCGTGCCATATTGGGAGATCTCTCCACCAATCGGTCGATAGCGGCCAACTTCGATGGGTTCTTCGCAAGCTCGTAGATTACAGCTGGCGTGTTGTCCATCTCATTGGCTAGATATACTAATTGTGGGAACTCTGCAGGGTTAAAGTCCGCAGTGATGGCCTGGAAGTCCTCATAAAGGTCTTTACCCTGAGCCATCTTACCAAAGTACTGAGTTGCTACCTGATTCACTTCCTGTTCAAGCTGATCATTATAGCGCTTCTGCTCATCCTCTTTGGACTTCTGCTCGATGAGCTGCATCACATGGTTCTGGAGAGCCTGAGGATCAATCCCTTGAGGGGGCTGAGCCTGCTGCTCGCCTGGAACTGGTGGTTGCTGCTGACCAGCTTGAAGCTCTTGAATCTGCGCATTGGCCGCATCTAATTTCTCTTGCATCTGACGCTCCTTGTCTCGTTTGGCCTTCTTTACAAGCTCATTGACACGAGATACAGATAGCATCTTCTCAGGAGGTGCTTCCGAGGTAACTTCCTCAGCGGCATCCACATTAGCATCTTGCAATTCTTCTGCAATATCCTTTGCATCCATCTAAAACCTCACTGTATCCGGTGTGACCGTGATCACCTACATCCTGTAGTTCGGGCTAGTTTGACCGCATAGCTGCGTAAATGGCCTAGCATCCTTCGTGGCTAGTCACGTACAACTCTGACTAAAGTATATACGACGATTTAGCCAGAAGTGAATCCTTTGCCCGGAAAGGCAGCTTAGATTCACTTAAGAGAAGCTTTCTTAACCATCTCTTTAACGAGCTTCCTATCTTGCGCAACATCTCCATTCTTCCTCTCCTTTGGCTTCTGACGCATACCACCTTTGGGCTTGTCTCTGCTCATTTGCGCTTCCCCTTAGACGCCTTGAATGATGCATCATATTCCTTTCTCTGCTTATCAGACATTGGAACCATGTAAGTATCTTTGGCAATACCCTTCTTCGCCTTATATCTCTCAGTGTCAGTAATCTTCTTCTGCGCACTTTTAGTAAAATCCTTAATCCCCATCACTTTCTCCCTAATACTCGGTTAGCCTTGGCATCAATCTTCTCCTTGGAAGATTCAGACAGCTTGCCTTTGTGCTCCATCTCAGATGCTCGACTCTTCGCGTTCCTGGCATGAGCCTTGTCATTTAACGGATACTTCCGCTCTCCTGGGAGGCCGAATTCACCTTTGGGAATCTTCTTACGCTTAGCAGCATTCAACTTGGCCATCTTATCCTCCTAGCACCTGACATCCATCTTAGACTTGACCCTGCGGCCATCCCCTTCCTTCTCACGCTTGGACGTCTCAGAAGTGCGTAAGGCTTTGTCTTTGGGACCAGACTTCTCTTTGTAGGGCTCAGAAGTCTTCTTGGACTTCCCGAGATTCTTCATCTTGCTCGCTGACTTCATTTGCGTCTCCTATAATTGAATTAACTTCTTATGCAATTTCCTATGGCACATGCAACATAGTACGGCAAGATTGCTAATGTCATTATTAGTTGGATTTCTATCTATATGATGGATATCCAAACAGAAATCATGCTCATCATATCCACATACCTCACATACCTTGGCCTTAAAGCAAAAGATGGACTTCCTTAACCCTCTATTGCTTGAAGTGCCACGCTTCAACTTCTGGAGCGCCTTAATTAGCTTCCTTCTCTGAATAACACCCATAGAATTAGATTCCCTGCATTCTAAGGAGCAGAACTTCTTAGATGAAGACCTCCTTGAAGGTGGAGCACTAACTTCTACACCACAAGATAAGCAATTAAATATGTACTTATCATATTGCTTATGATTCTGGCATTCATGGCTGCAAAACTTAGCTGTATCCTTCCTATAGCTAGGCACATAAAATTCCTTGCTACATGCAGCACATACCAAATTAACACCTTGCCTCAATTTACCCACACAAGCCTCCTATTGCTATGGCCTGTATTATATCACTTCTTCTTAGATTTCCTAGCTTCGCTGTAAGCTATCGCAACTGCTTGAGATTGCTTCTTACCAGCTTCCATCTCACGCTTCACATTCTCGCTGAATCCCTTCTTGGACTTAGCGGCCTTACCCTTTACTAGTGGCATTCTTCTCTCCCATAGGCGATGTCACTATGCCAAGCTTTGCCTCCAACTTCGCCACCATATGCTCGATAAGCTTCTCAGCCATGGCTTCAGCCAATGCGATCAACTGCTGCTCAAATACATTCATCGTCTCTCTCCCTTCTACTTTGCCTGCTAATATCGCGCTCTCGTTTGAGGCGCTTCCACCATGAACTACGTTGCCAATATAGGCACGTACTGCATCTACAATAGCCATTACGCTTCCTCGCCATGTGATTCTCGCAATCTATCAATCATGAATGCCACAATACTATTGAAGTCCAATCTGCCAAGGCTGCATTCCCTGAGCTCCTTATGGCTTAGCTGATAAGCTACATGATGATTAAGCTTCTCGGAGAAAGCCTCAATGACAATCTGGATATCGTCCTCATTCTGATCGACTAGAGGATCCGACTGCTCAGCCAAGTTACCGCCATTAATCATCATTCAGCGCTCTCCTTCTTAGAAACTTCCTTAGACTTCAACTCATGCTCCCTATCAGCCTGCTTCACCTCATGATGATGAGCGCTTAAGCTAATGGCTGCATCAACAGCAGTCCTACTTAGCTCAGCATCAGTCTTCTCCTGCTTCAAAGCCCTATCTGCATCTGCACCTTCCACCAGAGATATCGCCTTAATAAACTCAATGTCCGCAAGCTTGTTCTTGACTGCATCATCAGTGGAAATCTTAGCGAGCTGGACTTGCGCCTGAGTCTCGACAGCCTTGGCCTTCTGGGCAACTTTCGCCATATCCGTTTGCTGCTGCTGAGCCATAAGCTGCTTAGGATCAATCTGCTCTTGCGCTTGCTGCATCTGCATCTGCTCGGCTTGAGCCTGCTTAGCTTGAGTCTCTTGCATGAACTCTCCTGCGGCCTGACGAAGACCCTCAATTCCGCGAATCTCGATATTATCCAAGAGAATCCCGAGTCCCTTGGTATTGATGAAGGCTGCGAAGGCCTCTGAGGTCTGCATCAACTGAATTATCGTCTCGAGACTGATCTGCTTCTGTACAGCGAAGTTCACGCCTGCTTCCACCTTGACCTGGAGGCTCATAGGGTCATAGTCCATGAAGGGATTGCCGACAATATTGATGGTCTGGTAGGAGCGCTTGCCATCTGGCATGACGATTGGCAGAGACCGAGGGGTTACGTAGTACTTAGGAATCAAATCTAGGAATTGCTGGCATACCCGATTCAACCCTTTCATAAAGCCTACCGTGTAGGGCATAGCTGCAGCATTGGAATGCATAGCGCCCTGCATGATGGCCACGCCTGATAGCTCATTATTCTGGATGCCCAGAGCCGCGTCATAGCTCCCCAAGATGCCTTGGATAAGATTGTCACTCATCTGGAAGGTCTCAGAAATCTGAGGGGGTATTGGGGTTCGCACTACCTCTCTGGGAGGTGGGAGCGGCACTTGTGGGTCACCTTCATAGAAAGCGTTATAGAGCAATGTACTGGGCTTCTGGACATTGATATAGGCATCGATGTAGTCCTCAGGAATGGACTCGACAGCTGCTATGAACTTATGCTCGACCGTGTTCTCAAGCTCATTGGCTAGAGACTGGCCTGCGTAGTTCTTGAGCCTCTGGGCATCGCGCACATTATAGATATAAGGTCGCGTCATCTGCTCGGCTGTGGAGTCATTATTGTCGCGAAGTACTGCTGAATTGCCGTCGAAGAAGACGAGAGGAAGCATACTGAAGTTGGTCTTCTCAACTTTGACGAGCTCAGCGCCTGAGAAAGTATGCCTGGTGATATGCTCTAGAATGGTCTCGCGAACCTTCCCAATTGGCTCAGGTGGCACATCAATACGGCCTGACGCCTCCCACATTCCGACGAGCTCCTCATATTGCTTGACTCCTACGGTGTGGCCATTGGAGAGCTTAGTAATCTTCTCCTTCTTATACTCTTTAAGATCGTACTGGCACATGAGCACGATGTCCTTCTTGGCAGCCCTGTAAGACCAGTTGAAGCCAGAGAAGGTGCGGGCGTATTTGAGACCTTTGACTGCATTTGAGCCATATTCGCGTTCTACCTCTTCAGCCTCTTTGGGGAATAGTTGGAAGCAGTAAGCGCCATCACCTTTATGGGACTTGCGAGCCAGGGGGTCGAAGCCGCATAGGGTTGGGTCGAATGCTCGGTCTACGCATATCTTCTGATCCATTGACATGGGATTAAGGTAATCAGTATAGACCTCGACTACTGAGAAGCCGCCTACTAGGAGGTCTGTATAGACATCATAGGAGAAGCCATCATTGTCGGAGTCATTGAGGATTGCCCTGAAGTGAGCCTCAAGGATATCTATGAGTTTAGGGTCTACCATGTCGAAGCCATCCATAGCCCGGACTACGAAGCCTGGAGCCATTCTAGAGAACTCACCTCGCAGCCTTGAGACGTAGGCCTCCATGACATTGAATTCAATCTGAGGCCTTTGGAGCGTTGCGAGTACTGCCATATCATCCTCAGTCAGCGTCGACTTATACATAAAGCGCATGAACTGATGATAGCGCTCATAATTAGCCCTGAAATAGGTATAGGACTGCTCTACTGACTGCTTAATCCTATCCAGTTGGGAGGTATATCTCTTAGCTATAATTGTCATAATTAGATCCGTCTCTCGTAAGCGCGTCTCTTCAATGAGACGACTTCATTAAATCGCTGACTTGCAATCTGCGTGGCTCCCTTGAAGAGCGTGTCCTTATAAATGTATGCCCCTAGGAGCTTATCCATGAGGGCAATTCGCACTGCATCAGCGCAGGTATCAGCGATATCATCATGGGCGTGGCTGTCGTTGTTGGTTATCTTCTTCATGTGATTGATACACATCTCGGTATGAGATGCGTGAGCTGGGAGGGAAACCAATTTACCAGCTACATAGGGCTGGATATCGATAAACCTCTGAGACTTAGACCCTGACTTACGGGTGCGCTCAATCTCGCGTACCTTGAGTCCTCGCATGGACTTCAATACCGATATTAGGGTTACTCCCGTGGACTTCTTCTCGATAAAGGCCACCATTGGCGGCTTGGGATGCCTGGCGCAGTCCTGCCAGAAGTCTAGGAACTCAGGCTCCAGGTTCTTGGGCTCTACCCGGAGTTCGCGACAGGCCATCCAATGTAAGGCATGGACTCCTACTTTGCGGCCTTCTATCACAAGGTTATAAAGCCCCCAGAAGCTGAATACGCTCGCATCATTGCGCGGGTCTTCGGTCTCTGCGGTGTCTGCGGTAATGAAGGTCATTAGCAGTTCTGGCTCGTCATGTAAGAGCGGGAAATCACTAGGAAGATAGAGGCCACCACCTGCGGGTTGCGGGTCTTGCTGATGCTGGGCTGAGAAGACATACCTGTCCTTGTCCTGCCTTATAGTAAGCATCTCTAGAGGGAAGGCTTCGGGATAAAGTGCGTTACCGGCCTCATCGAGAGACTTTAGGATGACCTTATCCCAATCATAGCCATCCTCACCTGCAAGGAAGTAAGCAGGCAAGTCTTGCTCGTGCAACCGCTGTCCTATAAAGACTATAGGCACATTCACGCCCCTAGGCCTCTGAAGGATGGTGCCACGATAATTGGTTATAACGGATTCACGTATGATATCGGAGTGGACTTCATCTGGCTTATGGGCATCATCGATGATGACAGCACCTGAGAACCGGTCGAGACCTGGGAGTCCTGCATTCCGGCCTGTGATGTCACCCGATGATCCAAAGGCGGCTACTGTTCCGCCAGCCTCAGTCGTGAAGAAGTCCTTGGCTTGAGAGTCTTCCATAAGACGCACTCCGAAGAGATTGCGATACTGGGATAGACTCATGAGCCTGCGCACCGTATCAGTGTGGGTCGTAGCTAAGGTCTTACCATAGGATATATAGAGGAAATTACAGTCTGGCCACTTGGCCATACACCAGGCGATCCAGAAGGACACTATGACAGATTTGCCGTGTCCTGGAGGTACATTAATTAGTAGACGAAGAGATTCCAACCGAGTACACTTCGTCAGCGCACGGCATATCGTAATGAAGTGGCTCTCCCTACCTTTAGGCTGCGAGACTATAAACTCTCGCCCTGTTAGGATTGGGAAGAACGCTTGGATGAAGAGCAGGAGACTGCCTTTGAGCTTCGCTGCAAGCTCGGCATTCTCAAGCCTTAATGCTGACTTATCCATAAGGGGCAATCCTTTGCCGAAGTCACGT